ATTGATCAATATATTTCAAAGCGCAGCAGAAGACTTTGAACTCACTATGCCTTCAATCAGAAATCATAGTGTAAAGATCACTCAAATGGATATCACTAAGCACAGTAGTGATATGCCGAACCTTAATAACCCAGCAGATGTTATTAAAGCACCAACTTTAGCAGCAGGTGTCGGTGCCTCCATCGAACCAAAGATCACACAGTTCGGGGAGAAGTACCCATCTCTACGAGAGATGTGTAAAAGGTACCAACACGGTACCACAATAGTAGTAGACCCAGAAGTACTACCATTAGGTTCTGTTAAAGACGAAATATTAGCAGGAACCAGACCGTTTATACAGGTTATACAAGGAGAAGACTTGTTTTCAAGTTCATTCCTTAGACGTATGACAGCGATGTATAGAACCGTCAGAGGGCCAATCAGATTGAAGATTCGCCCACGCAACACCAACCAAGCAGCACTAAATTCAATCATAGGGTACGCAACATATTACCCACAACAACGCGCGCAAGTAGTTACACCAGAACTAGCACAAGAACTTGCCGACCACTTTCAGACCGATATAGGTGGTAGCTCAGCCATACCAAGAGCGCGTTTTTCCAACACACAAACAGCAGAATTTGAAGTACCTTTTTTACACCAAACAGGGGTAGCGCTTATTCGCAAACCAAGTGACCCAACAGCAGATTTTAATTATACGAATTATTGGAATCCCAGCATTATTATAGCAACATATGGAAATTTTGTTATCCCCACATATCTAGACATATTAGTGGCCATAGGCGACAACACACGCTTTGGCACTTTTATGGGAATACCACAAGTAGCACCATCAGTTAACACACAAGGAAGATCACCATACCCAGACTTGTGGATTACACCAACTCAACAAGAAGAAGAAGAAGAATTCGTACACATCACCAAAACAACCAAACTTACACCATAAAAGGTGGTAACAACCGAGATCAATCAGATAAGACCCCGAACAAGGCACCGACAGATTTTAAATACATTGCGAAGGATACGTGCTAAGACCACCTCTAGCC